ATGAACATCGTGTCGACTGTTGGTGAGTTGGTTGTTGCTAGTTGTGACTTCATCACCAGCGGCGATATTGACTCTAGCCTTGAGTGATAAGGCTATAGTTTGAACGTACTGTTCAACTTGCTAAATGCCTGCCTCTAAGCGATTTGTGGATGAGCTGGTTGAGGCGTTTGACCTTAACCAGCGCCGCAAGTTCGTCTTGACTCTTCCGTCAGGGGCCACAAGAGACCTGTACTTCAAGCCAATCACTCGTGCTAATCGCAAGAAAGCACAGCAGCTAGCGGGCACAGATGAGGCACTAGACATCAGCACGCAGATGTTGTGCGAGATGGCTGAGCTTGAAGACGGCAGCAAGCCGTTTGCTTCCGCAGATGCTGCAAAGCTGCAACGCAGACTGCCTGAAAGTGTGTTGAACGAGATTGAGTTGTTCTTGTTCGGCTTGGCTGAGACCGCTGACCTTGACGACGTAAAAAACGACTGAGGCAGGACAGCTGGACTTACTTCGAGTTTTTTCTGGCCTGCGAATTAGGGATGACAGTAAGTAGGCTCCGCACGGAACTAACCGATGCAGAGCTTGTTCACTTCGCTGCGTTTTACGAGGTTAAAGCCGAGAACGAGGAGAGGGCAATGGAGCGCGCGAAACGACAGCGGCGGTAGACTGCGACTATTGCCGTTGAGTTGTCGTGGCTGAATCCAACGTCAAGCTCAGGGTAGACGCGCGCGAAGCCGTCAGCGCGCTGAATCAGACCAATAATGCGAGCAAGCAGCTAAACCAAACGCTCAACACCACGAGTAGGCGAGCAGGAACAGCAACAGCAAATATCCAGCGGTTTGGTATTAGCTTCCGCAGTGTTGTCGGCCCGATGGTGGCGCTGACTGGTGCGCTGACGCTTGCCAATCGCTCACTGGCTGCTTTCGGCAAGAGAGAGGCTGATTTGAAGGTTCTGTCGTCTCAGCTAGAGCGCATTGGGGCAGGCGGTTCAGAGCAGCTTCAGCGGTTGAATGCAGCAGCTGATGAGCTAGGTGATGCGACCTTGTTCTCTCAGGATGACTTTATCCAGTCGTTCAACATCCTGACTTCATTCCGTGCGATTGGTGTTCAGTCGTTCACAGACGTTGCTGAAGTTGCCGCTGATGTTGCTCAAGTAATGAGCACAGATGTCAAGAGTGCAACCGTCCAGCTCGCCAAGGCGCTTGAAGATCCAAAACGTGGCCTGACTGCACTGAGCCGTTCAGGCATCACGTTTAACGAGGCGCAGACGGAGACCATCAAAAAGCTGGTGGACTCTGGAAACCTGCTAGATGCTCAGGCTCTAATTCTTGACACGATCAAAGGCCAGTATGACGGCGCTGCAAGAGCAGCTGGCAAAGGCTTTGCTGGCGCACTCGATCTGCTCACTGAAAACGCTGGCGACGCTGCTGTAGCTCTCGGCAAAGGCATAGAGCCAGCGGCTACGGCTGCTGCGACAGCTCTTGCTGGAGTATTTGAACAGATAAGCAAGATTCCAGCTCCTGCGGGTCAGGCTGCGCTGCAGCTCGGCTTGATAACTGGTGGTGTTATCGCCCTGAACAAGGCGATCGTGGCATTTAAGGCGACCAAGCTGGCTGCGTTGATAACAGCGCAGATCGGTCTCTACAAGGCGTTTGGTGCTCAGATTTATCTGACTGCGGCGGCGCAAGGCGCGTTGAACGTAGCTCTTGGTATCGGCAAAGCCCTGATGGTTGGCTTGCCAATTCTTGCTGTGGCGGGTGGCATTGTCGGCATTGCTGACGCGTTAAATCAGGCGATCAACGGGCAGAAAGATTTCAACAAGTTGCTCAAAGATGGCACCCTTGAAATGCTCGAAAACGAGCTAGCCACGAAGAAAGCGAGTCTTGCTCTTCAAGAGCGATTTATCTTGCAAGGTCGTGGCGAAGGTCGTCAGGCTGACATTTCAAAGCTCAACAGACTGAGAGGAGAGGTCTCAGAGCTTGAGGCGGCACTGGTCAAAAAACGCGCTGAAAAACCAAAGCAAAAAAGTAAGTCAGGTGGCGACACTGTTATCGATGAAGATGAGCAGAAACGCCTTGAACAAATCGCGGCGGCTTCTGCCGATCGTGTGCGTTCGTTGGAGCAGCAGGCCTTACTAGCCTCTGCGCTAAACGATGAAGAGAAGAGGCAGTTCGAGCGACAGATTGAAATCGCAAACCTGCTGGAGAACAAAGCAGGATTGACTGATGACCAACTAAGGAAAGAACTTGAGGCGACTCTGAATCTTTATGAGGCGGAAGACGCCACGAGGGCAATCGTCGCGGCAACCGAACTTCGCAAGAAAAAAGAGAAAGAGACTAACGACGCAGCAAAAGCAGCCTTAGAAGCCCAGCAACGCGAGGCGCAGCGTCTGCAGCAACTGTTTGGCGGCATCGGTCAAAGCATCAGCGATGGCATCGTTGATGGCTTGACTAGCGCACAGAGTGCCGCTGAGGCGCTTAGTAATACACTCAGAAATGTCGGCAATCAACTGCTACGGCTCGGGATCAACACCGGCTTGAAGGCACTATTCCCTGGCTCTTCTTTGTTCAGTGGATTGCTTGGTTTTGCAAATGGTGGTCGTCCGCCTGTTGGTCGTCCATCAGTTGTTGGTGAGCGCGGTCCTGAGCTATTCGTACCTGACCGTGCGGGCACAATTATTCCTAACGGCGCTATGGGCAGCACTAGCGTTGTCGTCAACGTTGATGCGTCTGGCTCGTCTGTTGAAGGTGATGCAGATCAAGCAGGTCAGCTCGGCAAGATGCTTGGCGCAGCGATACAAAGTGAGCTAATCAAACAAAAACGTCCTGGCGGTCTACTCGCAACCTGATGGCTACTTTCCCTTCGATCACGCCAACTTATGGGCTTAGAAAACGCAGCTCTCCGGTAGTGCGGACAATTCGCTTCGGCGACGGCTACGAGCAGCGCACAAGTCTTGGCTTGAATCAAAATCCGAAACGGTACAACCTGACGTTTGAGGTTTCAGAAACTGACGCTGACACCATCGAAACGTTTCTCGATGCCCGCGCTGCTGACAACGCAAGCTTTGACTTCACACCGCCAGGCGAAGGTAGCAGCTCTAAATTTGTCTGTGAAGACTGGACTAAGTCGATCCCTTATCTAAACCGTGCCAGCATTCAGGCAACGTTCCGCGAAGTCTTTGAACCCTGATGGCTTATACCGCTTGGGCTGCTAGCACCGGATTTGCTGTTGGTGACGTTCGACGCGCCACGTCATCACAGAACAGCGGTCTCGTTTTTGAATGCACAACTGCTGGGACATCAGGCAGCTCAGAGCCGACATGGCCGACAGACATCAGCAGCACGGTTACTGATGGCACTGTTGTTTGGACGGCGATCAGCTCGATTTACGCCGACCTGTCAACGCTGGCTCCTGACGCAATCATTGAGCTGTTCGAACTGCACTACGACAGCACGTTGCACGGCAGCTCTGACATTTTGCGATGGCACGCAGGTTCTAACGCTGATGTGACAGGCAACATCACTTGGGACAGCAACGATTACAGCCGTTTGCCTGTGAAAGCTGATGGGTTCGAATACTCCAGCAGTGGGCAGTTGCCTCGCCCAACGCTAGAGGTGGCAAACCTTAACGGAGCTATCACTGCGTTGCTTATTGGGGTCAACGTCACAACAGCTGGCAACGACCTTGTTGGCGCAAAGGTAAAACGGATCCGCACTCTCAAAAAATTCCTAGACGGTGAATCAGCAGCAGACCCATACGCAACGTTTCCGATAGAGGAGTGGTATGTGGATCGTAAAGCCACGGAATCTCGTGACACGGTGAAATTCGAGCTAGCCAGCAAATTTGATCTGCAGAACAAAGAGCTTCCCAATCGACAGGTCGTAGCAAACATTTGTCAGTGGGAGTATCGCAGCTCAGAGTGCAGCTATACCGGCAGCAGTTACTTCGATGTCAACAACAACAGCGTTTCAACGCTGGCGCAAGATGCGTGCGGCAAACGACTCAGTAGCTGCAAAGCCCGGTTCGGACAGAGCAGTCAACTGCCGTTTGGATCGTTCCCAGGCGCGGGGCTTGTCCGATGACGCTGCCGCCTTCGGTCATGAGCTTGATCATGGCTCATGCAAAAGAAGAGAGCCCTAAAGAGTGCTGTGGTTTAGTGGCTGTGGTCAAAGGCAAGCGTCGCTACTTCCCGTGCAAGAACTTGGCTGACACGCCAGATGAGCATTTCGTGCTTGATCCGGTGGATTATGCGGCTGTTGAGGACAAGGGTGAAATCGTTGCAGTGGTCCACAGTCATCCGACGACAAATCACAATCCATCACCTGCAGATCGTGTTGCTTGCGAGCAAAGCGGTCTGCCTTGGCACATCGTCAATCCCAACACTGAGAACTGGGGCTACTGCGAGCCAGAAGGTTTTGAGTTGCCGTATGTGGGACGTGAGTTCTCGCATGGCGTAGTGGACTGCTACAGCCTTTGCCGCGATTGGTACAAACGGGAGTTCGGGCTTGAGCTGCGCAACTACCCACGTCGAGACAAGTGGTGGGAGCACGGCGAAAACCTCTATCTAGAGAACTTTGAAAAGGAGGGCTTCAAACAGATACCGATTGCAGACCTGCAGCGCGGTGATGCGCTGTTGATGCAGCTTGTGTCTCCCGTACCAAATCATGCAGCGATCTATCTAGGTGACCAGCAGGTCTTGCATCATGTGCAGGGACGGCTGTCTAGCAGGGACGTTTACGGCGGGTATTATTTGAAGAACACTGCCTGCGCCTTGAGGCATGAAAGTCGTTAAGGTCTATGGCGCACTGCGCGAGCTGCTAGGGCAACAGCGTTTTGAGTTTGTAGCAGATACCCCTGCGCAAGCGATGCGGGCTTTACTGGTGAACTTCCCCCAGCTGCAGCAATGGTTTATCGATAGCGAGAGCAAAGGCGTCGGTTATCGAGTCACTGTAGGCAAGCAAAAGATCTCTGAAAGCGACGTTTCAGGTTTGTACGCTCCATGGAGCGAACGTGATGTATTTAGTGTCACCCCTGTGCTGACAGGCGCTGGAGGCAACACCGGGTCAATCATCCTCGGCGTTGCGCTGATCGGGGCGTCATTCTTTTTCCCAGGCGCTGGCTTGTTTGGCACGACTGGAGTTGCTGGAGGCGTTGCTGGCGGTGGAGCTGCTGGCATCGCTGGTGTTTCTTCTGTTGCTGTTTTGAACGCAACGGCAATCGGAACAGCTCTTTCTGCAGTCGGTGCTGGTTTAGTTCTTAGCGGTGTAGCTGGGATTTTGGCCCCTACGCCGAAACCGCCAAAAGCAGCTACAGAGCTTGAGTCCAACTCGTTTAGTGGCATCACGCAAACAGTTCGCCAAGGCGTCCCTGTGCCAATAGCGTATGGGCGAGTTTTTGTTGGATCAGCCGTTATTTCGTCTGGTCTCGACGTTGACCAGGTTTAAGCATGACTGAATCGAAGTACATCGCAGGCGCGGGCGGCGGCGGCGGCGGTAAAG